CGGTTGAAACACCCGTGGATACGTTACTAAAGTCAAGTTCAGCGCCACCAAAATCAATCTCTAGGTCATTTGCGGTATACGGGCCAAGGGCGCTATCTACGCGATAAGTACCCGGCGCAAAAACCAATCTTGAATTGGGAATCGTTATTGCATAATTAATTGCATTATTGATGGCAGTTGCGTCATTAGTTGTGCCATCACCGACAGCGCCAAAGTCTTTGACGTTAATTGTTTGACGCAGTTTATCTTGCGCGGATATGGCAACCGCGTTAGCCCCCGCTTGCTCAAAACCAATCCAGTCCGACCCGTCGTCATCAGCCAAATCGGCGACTGTTCCGACCTGAGATTTAAAGCCTGTAAATCCAACTAATGTAGCGCCATTCGGCGCTGCTAATGACGCCAAAATCCCGGAACCATTACCCGCAACGTTGTCATAGGTAGCAATTAAAACGTTTGCGCTTGTATTTATTACAAATTTATAGTTTTGTGCGTCAGTTAGCCATATTTCGCCGCCAGACGGCACGCGCCCAGCCGCATCCAAAATAATTGGATTACTGTGCGCTATGTTTCCCGCTGAAGTTGTGTACGTTGCTTCGGGTGTACTGGAGCCAGCCTGATAGGAATAAATTTTCCCACCCGCCAAAGGTATGCCATTGTCATCAAAAATTTGGGCGCCAACGCCAGCAAACATTGAAAGATTGACTGTCATATTATTCCTTTACATCCCATTTCATAGCAACAATATCTGCATTTCTTGTTGGGTAATCAACAAGATATTGCTCTTTGTCTTTTTGCTCATATTCTTTAATTGTCCCGTTTTCAAACGCGACAATTAACTTTGAATTTGCTGTATCAAAAGTAATAGAATCAATTTCCATCATCTGATCCTGTAAGTTGCAGACCAAGCAACAACGGTTGCAGCGGTTGAAGTAGCGTTTGCAACCATTTCCATCACATCGGTTGTTGTATTGGCTCTGATTAAGCCAACGTGCGTGGCGTTTGATGAAGCGCAAGGCCCGACAGCATCTTGTGCAACTTGTAAATTTGACGCAATGGGCAAAGAAATACCTAATGTAAACGAACCTGTTGCTGTTGTAGTAACAGAAACTCGTCCTGAAATAATTACACTGTCCGCAACTCTTGTGTACGCAGTAAGAACTGCTGTGCTGGCCGACACGTTTGTTGTGTTTGTTAGCGTTGGAGTGTATGTATCAGTGTAAACATTTCCACCCGTGCCAGACACCGTTAAATCGGTAATTGTCGGGCCAGTCCCAAAAACCAGAGCACCAGAACCGGTTTCATCAGTCACCGCTGCGGCAAGGTTTGCACTCGACGGCGTGCCCAACCATGTCGCGACGCCTGATCCAAAGCTGGTGATGCCGGTGCCGCCGTTGGCAACGGGCAGCGTTCCGCTGACATGGGTTGTCAGCCCAATCTTTCCCCATGCAGGGGCTACCCCTACTCCACCAGAAATTAGCGCGTTGCCGGTCGCCACATCGGCCAGCTTTGCCAGGCTCGTCGTGGTATCAGCGTACAGAATGTCGCCAACCGCATAAGATGTTTGTCCAGTACCGCCAGCCGTTGCGGGAACAACTTTCCAGGCAATTACCTGAACAACACCAGCATTGTCCTTGTAAAACAATTTGCCATCAGTAATGTTGATGGCAAGTTCAGACCCCAACGTGCTGTTGGTTAGGTTTGACGCAGATGGCACGTTTGTCGTTGTGCTGCTGCTGTAAATTAAAATCGGGGTAAATCCAGTTTGGGCCATTTTTATTCCTCAAATTTAGGCGTAAACACTTGAGGCGCCCAAGGCAACGGAGTTTCGTTGCGTTCAGCTAGGTCTTTTAGTTGCTGCGCCATGCGCTTTTCGACCAAGTTGTCGGATTCGTTTTTAATCCAACTGACGATCATTTCTTCAGTGACTTTTTCAAACGGCACAACCACATCCTGGCCTTTGAAAAACCAGGTGCCTTCGGTTTCCACCGCGGCGTCACCTTCAGCCACGCGGGCATGGTACTGGGCTTGCGTAATCAGCCCATCCCTGGCTTTGATGCTAAGAATTTTCCATGTGTCGTTCAAAATGCACCCCCGCCAATGCCGCCAGTCGGGGTCAAAACGCCCGTAGACGGATTAAACTTCAGTTTAGTGCTGGATACCTTTGCGGGCAAGTTGCCTGTCGAATTTGTCACCCAAACAGGGTAGTAATCAGCGTTTGTTGATGTGTCATCAGTGATCCCAATGTTGACCGCGTTTGTTGCATCGGTCGCCGTGGTGGCCGATCCCGCGCTGCCGTCAATGCTTACGCCCGTCAGGCTTTGGCTGGCGCTTGCCCGATTTAGAGCAATTTGCGTTGTGCCAATATACAGGCTGGAATTGCCCAAAACACCCGTCGGGATCGTGCCCGACAGCTGGCCCGCGGGCAGACTGGTTAGGTTTGCGCCCGACCCGCTGAATCCTGTAGCGGTAAACAAGCCCGTGGACGGGTTGTATTGCAGTTTGGTGGATGACGCGTAAGTGGTCGTCAGGTTGCCCGCTGTCTGATTGGCAAACAGCGGGTAAAACGTGGCGTTGGTCGTTGTGTCGTCCGTAACCGTCGCGTAAGCCACCGGTGTAACCCAAGATGGAGCGGACACGCCATTGCTTTGCAGCACCTTTCCAGCGTCACCGGCCACGGACGCCAAAAACGCCGTTGCACCGGCCCCTGATTGGTACGGAATACTGGCGGCTGCACCACCAGCCAGATTGGTTGCCGTGGTCGCGCTGGTGGCGCTGGTGGCGCTGCCGACCGTGATGCTAGATGGATTCGTCCAAGTCGGGGCGCTGGCGCCAGCGGTCAGGATGTAGGTGCTGGCTCCAAGGGCTAGGAACGTAGTAGCACCGGCACCTGTTTGATACGGGACAGCGCCCGTGGTGCCACCGGCAAGATTGGTGGCCGTTCCTGCGGTTGTGGCGCTTCCTGCGCTTCCAGCCGTGGTTGCAAAACTGACCGATAAACCGCTGGCGGGTACGTTTGTCCAATACTGGCCGGTGCCGTTGTATTGCAGCACGTCCAGATTGTTAAGTGTTCCAAACTGGACGTTTCCATCAGTACCCCCCAGAACCGACCCGTAGGTGGGCCGCACAAACAAAATGCCATTATTGGTGCCGACGTTTACAACCGCAGCCATCAACAAAATAGCGTTTGGCACCGCTGGCTTGATCTTGGTTAGCCCGCCAGTCACCGCTGGGTTGTAATACAGTTCATCGCCCTGCGCCCAGTTTTCAGCGCCGCCCGTGGTATTCAGGTTTTTAACCTCACCAAAGGCAACAATAAAAATCCAGTCGTTGTTGTTGCCCGATTCGGCAGCAAGCCCCAGAACATACTGTGCTTGATCTTTGGTCAAACCCGTGGCCGGTGCCGCGGTCAAGCCACCAGACGCCCCCAAAGTGCCGGTAAACATGACCACCTGGCCTTTAGTGACCGCGGACGAACACTTTACGCGGTAAAACTGTTCTTCACCGACCTTCTGCACCACGTTGCCATTCATTTGAAAGGCCATGGTTTGAAATTGATCGGTGTAGTCGTAGTACAGACGCCCCGTTGCGTCGGTCGGCAACGGGTTTTGAGTGGTGTTGAAGTCAATATAGGTCGGCGTTGCAATCGACCCAGTAATGGCCGACATACTGGTGATGTCGTTGTTGGCCCCTAAAACGGCTGCGGACAGGTTCGCCCTGGCCCCCGCTGCGTCCGATGCGCCCGTCCCGCCGTGCAACACGGCCACGTCGGTGGCTTCCCACACGCCAGTCCCGATGGTGCCCAGCGTTGTGATGCTAGTCTGGCCTGGCCAGGTCGCGGAAATCCGCAGCCCGCTGGCGCTGGCGTCCAGGCTGGTGCCGTTCAACTTGACCGAAAACTGGTTCGACAGTAGTTGCAGCCCGTTGCCCGCGGTGTACGTCCCAGCCCCGGAAAACTGCGTCCAGGGCATATTGGTCACGCCGATGGTGCCGGTCGATCCTGCGGTTGTTACCCAGCCGGTGGATGAAAGGGTCGCGCCGTCCTCAATGAACGTGAACGCGCCAGGCACTTCGGCCCAGTTGTTCATGTCCGCGGTGCGCGTCCAGCCCGTCGCAGACGCAGCATAGATGCCGTTTTCAGCTTGGTTGGTCTGGTTCTTGACCAAAATGCGGTCGCCCGCAGTCAACGTTGACGGCCAATCGCCCCCAGCCTGTACAGCCAGGCCCGACAGCGTGATGTTGTTGGTCGTGGTGTAGAGACAGGACGCCTTGATGTCCAGCCCCTGGGCCACCGAATCAACGTAAGCCTTGTTGGCCACGTCTTGGTCAGCGGTCGGGGTGGCGGCGACCTGGGCGGTCGTGAAATACGCCGCGGCTGGGCTGTTTCCACCAATTACGGATGAATCGATGGTGCTGTTTGTAATGGTTAACCCTGACTGAACAGGGTTGATGACTGGGTAGAAATACGAACCAGCGGGGCCGACCAGCGTAACCGGGGTAAAGGTCGGCTCAGGGCCAAAAATGCCCTGAACCGGGACGATATTGATGGTCTGCTGGCTGGCGACCTGGTTGGCCATGGCTTAATCCCCGGCCAAAGGCGTCACATAGACATCACCGTTTGCGGCGCTACCAATCAAAGACACGAAAAAGTTGTTGCGCGGGGCTGGGACAGCAATCGGATAGATCATGTTGGGCGGCAGAACCACGCCAGGCGTCGATGCGGTGGTTACTGGAATTACGGGCGTCGGGGTCGTTCCTGAAGTCGTGCCCAGGGTCACCGTGACCGTGGCGGTGCCGATATTCAGCAGGGCCACATAGTTATTTTCGACGTTGGTGTTGGGCGTGATTTGCAGGGGGGTAGTGGCACTAGCCGATACCGTGATGCGGCTGGTCGGCCCGTTGGGTCTGAATAAAGGCAGCATGGGATTCCCCTTTCTTGCGAAATTATAGGCGTTGAAAGCGAAAAAGCCACCCCTTTTGGGGGCGGCTTCCTCTGTTCATCATTCCATCCGATTAGGATAGGAACGTCAGGTCGTACCCGTAGATGAACACGTCGGCGGTAGCCGCTGCGCCTTGGGCAGTCGTGCAACGAATGTAGAGTTTATCCACAGTCAGTGCATCGGTGTCGCTGGCGGCGGTAATCACCACCTTGTCAGACGCGCTGTTGCCGGTCAAGGCATAGGCGGTCTTTACAGCGGTGCCAGTCGCGCCAGCGCCGGTGTAAACGGCAAGTTCCGCGGTAGTCAGGTCAACACTTGCGTTAGCCACAATGACGGACTGGACGCTGATGCTGCCGATGCGGTTCACGACGTTTGCCACCGTGTCGCCTACGCTGTTAAGGTTAACGCCCTGTGCGCTGGCCAACAGGCGCAAAGCCTGATTAGTGGCCAGATTTGACGGGTGCGCGGTTTGGGTGCTTGCGGGGCCGGGATTGCTCATGATCGGTTTCCTTTCAATGTTGATTGATTAAGCAGCGACCCGGCAAGCCAGTTCCTGGTACAGCGGCGCCCAACCGTACAGCACATCCAGACGGGTCGGGATGCTGTCGTTGTTAATCGTGTACTGACGAACCACGCGGATCGACAGACCCAGTTCCTTGTCCGACGCACGGCCAGCAAAGTGGACGCCATCAGGCAGTTCCAGGTCAGCCGTAGCCAGCGTGAACGCATTGCGGTGCATCACAATGTTTTGCGGGCTGACAACGCCGGTAGCCGATGTGCCGATGCTGAACGGCGTGACCGTTGCGGTGGCGGAAGTGGTCGGAATGGTCACGTTCTGGAATTGACCGCCGGTAATGATGGCTGGAACCACGGTCACAGAAATCGTGGACGAACCAGTACCCGTCACGGTGGACTGAACCACAAAGTTGCGGGGCTTGTTAGAACCATAAGCCTGACGGTTTTGCGGGTTTACCGCGAACACGTTGGCAATCTGGATCACGTCGCCCTGGCGCAGCGTCAGACCAGTGCTGTGGGTCAGGGTGATGGTGGACGACGACGCCCAGCCGGTCGAAATGCCGATGGATTGGGTGTTGGCAGTCAGAGTGCCAGCGGTGGTAGTCCACGCGCCGAAAGTCTGCGCCACCACGTTTTGATCCATCTTCCAGTTCATGCCGCCCGAATCACGGCCCATCAGACCCTTCTGGAATTGGGTGCTGACCGTCGGCTGGGGATTGAACAGACCTTTCAGGCTGTCAACAATGGTGGCACTGGTAAACGGCTCAATGATGCACGAACGGCGACCGTCGCGGGGCGCACCTTCCGAATCCAGATAAGCCTGGGCGGTCAGATAGGTGATAAGACCCGACGGCGGGGTGCCAGCGGTGCCCACGATGTTGGCGGTGTTGTTTTTCGCCATGGTCAGACCGTCAAAGTCGATCTTGTTGGCAATAGCCGCAACAGCGGGTTTCAGAACGCGGTCGCTGAACATATCCAGCGACAGAGCCAGGTCTTGCGTGGTGAACTGGGTGTCAACGTGGAATTGGGTAGACAGCGTTACGGGGATGCTGGTTTCGTTGAAGTCTTCAACGTTCAGCGCGGGGCCGGTAGTACCGATGAAGCGGCCAGGACGGCGCACGTTCAGGGTGTTACCGATCTTCGCACCTACGACGGCAAACTGGTCGTCGTATTCGCGGTTGACTTCGGATGAAAAGGTCAGTTCGTTTTCCAAGACCATCAACGCTTCGTTGGTGATCTTGCTAATCGTTAGCAAATTGTTGGACATTTCTAGTTCCTTGGAAAAAGGTTAAATTGTCAGCGGATTTTCTTAGCTGCTCGGGCGGCTTTCCATTGCTGATACGTTCCATGGAAATTGCCATCGGCATCCAGGTTCGCGTCAACCGTGTTGACCGCACCACGCAACGGGTTAATCGGCGCTGGCGCTTTTGACTTCACAGCAGCAGGCTTCACTTCAGGCACAGATTCCTTCGCATCCCGCACAAAACGGGCTTCGATTTTTCCGATTTCACGAACGGCTGAAACAACGGACATATTGGCCAGTTTCTTTGCAAACTCGCTGTTTTCAGCAAGATAGTAAAGAATTTGCGGGCCATGCTCTGATTCAATGATTGCATCGCGCACGGGGTCAGAAACCCTTACGTCGCTGCTTTGCACCATGTCGTCAAAGTCGGGTAGGTCGTTCTTGGCTGCGTTCACGCGGTCTGCCCAGGCTTTAAATTTCTGCTCCTGTTCAGCCGCGGCCTTGCGGGCCTTTTCTTCCCTATCCCGTTCCATCAGTTTCTTATCAGCGGTGTATTCGGCCAACGCTTTCGCGTACTCATACATATCGCTGAATTGCTCTGGCTTGGGTTCTGGGCCAACCTCGTCCGCTTCGGCTTGCGCCGGTTGCGGACTGACTTTGGCTTCCAGTTCCTTCAGCCTGGCTTCTAGGGATTCCCTTGCTTCACGTTCGCGGCGGGCTTCTTCGCGGGCCGCTTCACGTTGCTTGGTTATCTCCGAAAACCGCCGCTCCAACTTCGGATTAGGTTTCTTTTCCTTCGGTTCCTCTGTTGCTGTCGCGTCATTCCCTTCCCCATCCTGTCCACTCTGATCGGCCTCGGGCACCGGCTCGGCATCTGCCGCCTCGGCTTCGGGCGCTGGATCAACTAGACCAAGTTTCTGGGCCGTGAATTCCGCTAAATTCTCACTTGTCACCAAGTTACTGGCAACGCGTTCTTGCACTTCCGACATAGGTGTCCCTACGAATTAACCCGATGAGTGCCCATCGGTAGGCTTTGGGCTAATTTTTAACCCGAATTTTATGCGTGTCAATCAATACGGCATACTTTTAGCACGAATTCTATATATGTCAATCATTGCGGCATACCCATTCCCTGCATAGGCGGCGTTTGGGGCTGCGGCATCATTTCAGGCTGTATTTGGGGCTGCATTTGGCTAGGCGGGGCCATCAGTGCTTGACCGGCCTGAATAAACGGGTTTTGAGTCTGGTTGACTTCCATTTCTGCAAACGCAGACGCGTCTTTTTGCTCCAAATCACGCCTAGCCATCTCTGCCGCCAACGCCTCGGCGGGCATTCCTGCCAGCACCAGGCGCACCATGGCGTCCAGTTCCATTCTGTTTTGGTCGGTTACAGCCTTAACGTTAGCCTGGTTGACGCGGGCCTCGTTAATTGTGTCGGTGTTGTAAGCGCGGCTGATGACATCCATCAGCTTGCGGCGGTTTTGGCCTTCTTCCTTGATTGACGCCACCTGACCGCGGTTGTTGATCTCCAGCTGTAAGGCAATCATTTTTTGTTCCATGTCCGCTACAGCCTTCTGGGCTTGTAGCAATTGCATCTGAATCTGCGGCGGCACGTCGGTGTCGGGGTTGATCTGCGCCAGCGGATTCATAGCGGCCAGCCGGTCGGCAATCACGTCCGCGCCGGGGAAATCCATGTTGCGGAACAGCAAATCACCCGCGGCCTGGAACACGTTGGGGTCGGCCATTAACGGCATCATGGTGTCCACGGCCTGCTGGCGCTTGCTGTTGTAGCCAGGGCCAACGTCCATAACCACGTCGTACAGGCCAACAGTCACATCGTTCATCACCTCGCCTGTGGCTTGCATCTCGTTGATGGTCACCAGGTCGGGCTTGCCGTCCACTCCAATAATTCGCAGCACCCGCTGGGTGTCGTAAATCTTGGGAATTAAGTCCAGAATGATCTTGCCCGTGTGCTTGATGCTGCGGGTCATGTTGTCGTAGAAGTGGAAGTTTGACAAATCCACTTGCATCTGCTGGCCTTGAAGGGCTTTGCCGCTGATATTGCCAGGCAGGGCTTGGGCAGGGTCAAAGATGCCCAGCACGGTCTTCAGGTCGTCAGCAATCGCACCCGCGGCGACCATGATACCTTCGGGCGGCGGCTCTGGCTGGATGCGTGATGGCACGGGCGCAGGAACACCCTCAATGTCCTTCTGCTTGTACCGCAGCACAGGGGTGGATTTGATGTTGGCCAGTGCCCATTCGCTTTCATGGCCCTCGTCCTGACCCTCGGCCAGTAGCCACTTGGGCTTAGGAGCCAGCGCGATGCTTTCAGTCATCGACGTGCGCCAGAAGTTGTACATCCGCTGCGGGTCTTTGGCGAACCGCACCAGGCCGTATTTCTTGCGCTTACCCTCAACGATGACTTGGGCACCGTAGCACGGAACAATCGGGATGTACTTGCCCGGCCACTCGCGTTCCTCCAGCACCTCCATCGCTGTCAGCTTGCACCACTTGACCTTGCGCCGGTAGGACGGGCGCTTGTCCATGATGGTGATTTTGCTGGCGTCCAGCAGTTCGGGCGACGGCAGTTCGTCTTCGTACACCTTCGTGCCGTCCGACAGCAAAACCAACGTGGCCTTTTCGCGCTCAACGTGCCAGTATTCGGCCACGCGAATGTCTTCCTTCGTGACCCATTCAGCATCGCTGTCGCCCGTTGCGCGGGCGCTAAAGTTGGCTCCGTCATCAGCCCCAGGGTACTGAAGACGAAATGCCGCTTTGGACATCACGCTGGTGACCAGGCACCGTTCGGCATCCGATCCGTCAGGGGCTACGCTGTTGGGGTCAAAGTACACCGAAAACGGGTCATCGACCGGCTCAATGTAGATTTCCTGGTCAAAACTGTCGTCGCTGATGTAGTTGGTCGTAATGCGCCAGTAGCCCCAGCCCATCTTCACGGCGTATTCAAACGCGGTGTCGTAAGCGGTATCGGCGTTGCTGTTTACTTCAATGTGACGGGTGACGCCTTCGATGACCTGGGCAACTTTTAGGTCACCCTCGTTGTTGACCGGGTGAACCTTGATCCGCGGGCGCTGCTGGCGCTGCTGGTTAGTGACTTGGCGCACATAGGCGTCAATCTTGTTGATGGTCAGGCACGGCCTGGCTTCCAAGTTGCGGCTGTTCTGAATCTCTACCGGCCATTGGTCGCCCGCAGCAAATTTCAGGTCGCCAAGGGCTTCGGCCCGGTTCTGGCTATCTGCTTCGCCCACCAGGCGTAGAAACTTGATTGCGTCCCCGATGCGGCTGTCAACGTCGATATCTTGCCGTGCCATGTTAATTCCTTTCAACTCATCCAGTTACCCGCGGTCGCCATCGCTGGCCGCTTTTTGGGCTTGGACGGTTCTTTAATCATCAACGCAATATATCGGAACGCGTCAGCACCGTGAGAATACTGGTCGTGCAGCGGCTGTCTGCTGAATTGGCCGGTTTCCGGGTCAACGTCATACCGATAATGACGTAGGCAGTTTAATCCATCTGCCGTGTTTTCCCTATCAAAATAGCAGTTGGGGAAAATGGTGCGGGCTGCGTTAATCGAATCAACCACCGGCACCCTATCCAGAATCCGGGTCTTAAACCCAGCCTGGCGCACTATGTCTTCAATGCTGCGCCCCGCCGCGGCCAGCGTCGTGCTCTGGGCGTCGTGCGGGAGCCAGATGGTGTCATAGACGTAGCCGTAGGTCTGAAGTTGCGCCAGGTAGCTGGTCATCGTGCGCTGGCTGTCTTCAAAGTAACGGATCAGGCGCGTTTCCATGCCCACAAACTGCACAAACCACCAAGCGGTCGCGTCAGCCCAGCCCAAATCGCAAACTGCGTGGACGGGCTTGGTAGCGTCATACGGCACTTTGGTGATGCGGCCCTCGGCCTCCGACCGTTGCAACTCGTTCGCAAAGATGGCCCCGTCCACAGACTGGCGGCACATTCCTTCCCAAACCTGGTTGTAAGCGGCCAGGTCGCGGGCCTTCAAGGCTTCCATCTCCAACCGCAGGGTTTCAGGAAACCACGGGTTGTCCCAATAGTTGATCTTGATGCTGATGCAGTCCCGCGGGGGCTTGACCACAAACCGCTGGTAGGTTTCGTCGGTTTCCAACTCGGGGTTGAACGACACCCAGATTTCGCTGCCTTCCTTGCGGATGGTCGGGATCAGGATGTTCCACGACAGGCGGCTGACGGTCTGCGCTTCCTCCACCCAGCACACGTCCACGCCTTCAAATGATTTGATGTTGGTCGGGTTGTTCTTCAGCCCGATGAAGGCAAATTCACTCCCGTTGGCCCCGCGGATGCTGGCCTGGGTGATTTCGTAAAACCCAAGTAGGCCAAGGGCTTCAATCTGGTCGCACAGCAGCTTATGAACCGAATCTTTGATGCTGGTCTGGTACTCGCGGGCACACAGCACCCGCATGGGCTTTTTGGCCCCCAGGATTAGCAACGCCCTGGCGATGCCCCATGACTTCGCGCCGCCCCGCCCGCCATACAGCACCTTGTAGCGGCTTTTGCGGAACAGCCCCCCCAGTTTGACTGGAAACTGGGCCTTGGCAATCGCCTGGTCAATGGTCGGCGCACTCTGTTCCATCGGGGTTCACAAACATAACTTGAATCCCGGCCAGCGGCGACCCATCTTTGCCGGTGATTTCCTGCTCCACCTTGTCGCGCCAACCCAGCACATTCTTGGCCGTAAAGATGGCAAACGTGCTGTTGTACACCCCAGTCAGCGCCCCCTTGACTAGATTCTGCTCCTGCATATCTTTCGCCTTTTTATAGGCGTCGGAAAAACTGGGGTTGCGTAAGTGCCCACTAACGTCTTTTGCGTGTGCCCAATCGTGCAGGGTGTCGCGTGAAACGCCTATAAATGCGGCAAATCCAGCCAGGGTGGGGAATTCACCCACAGGGCTGCTGAAGTATTCAAGAATGGCATCAGCCATCCAGTCTTCGTACTTTGTCGGGCGCCCCCTTTGTGCTTTCGGATGCTCTAAAGGTTCGGGCGTGGGCTTGTCTTTGGGTGGACGCCCCCGCCGCTTGACGGGTGCATCCGCGGTCATTTTTTGCCTTTCGGCGCTTTTTTCGCGGCTTCGCGCTTTACGCTGTAGGCGATGGCGACAGCTTGCTTGACAGGCTTACCGGCCTTGACCTCGGCCTTGATGTTCTTTTGGAACGCCTGTTTACTCGGGGATTTGGTTAGCGGCATCTGTGCTCTCCTTGCTCATGGCTTTGGATTGTTCCTCGGCTATGACACGGTTGTATTCCTGGATGGCACCGCTGATCTGGATTAACACAGTTTCATGCTGTTTCGCCAGTTCTTGCAGTTCAGCCAGGCGCTTTTGCATTTGCTCAAGGGTCATTTCTTTGCAGTCTTGGCGCTTTGTCTGAAGGCTTTAGCCGTGGGCGCGCCTTTGTCCCCAGGGCTTCGCATCCGCTCGGGGGTCTTGCCCGCGGCCTTTTGGCGTTCAATCCGTTCACGCTTGGCGTGGATGTTGGCGTATAGGCCAGGTTTGGTTGCCATCAGTCAATTCCCTCAAGGTTTAACTCGCCTAACTTCGCTTCATCTGGCTGATCCAGCTTGGCCAGCAGCATCTGGTAGATTGCCAGTGACGTTTCCGCTTGAATCAGAAACGTCCTGGCTTTCACTACTTCCTGCTCAACCTGGCTGATTTCAGCCTGAATGAATTCTCGGTTTATTTCCATCAGGCAACAGTGCTGACCATGATGTAGTAGGTGACCCCGCCGCTGCTTACCGGGATGGTGTGCGTCACAACAGGAGAGCCGACCTTTGCGCGGAACACGCCAGTTGCGCTGACGCCGGGCATAACAGCAAAGTTACCCACCTCACCCGTGCCGCTGTTGGTCACGCGCAGGAAAGAGGCGTTCGACCAAGTGCCGCCCGATGCAAAGTCAGAATCCAGTTGCAGCGCAGCAAGGGTGCCGCCAGGGTTGGTAGACGAACCGCCGATGGTTGCCCGGATGGCGTTTGCTGCACCGCTGATCGTGCCGCCAGTATTGACCGACAGGCTGATATGTGCGCCGTTAGTAGTCTGACCAGACCCTTGGGCGGCAACCACGCGGCTGAACGCTCGAATGGTTTCACCAGCACCAGCGCCAGCGTAGTCCACGCGGGCGTACAGGCCACGCATATCACCCGATGCATGGGTGGTGCGCGAATAAATCTGGTTAAGGTTGCCCGATGCAGTTACAGCAATCGGCACAGACGACGTGCCAACTTCAAAACTATTCAGGGCGGGGTCAGCATATGCAACGCCGATGGCTTGGGTATTCGACATGATATTCCTTTCAACAGTTCCAATTCTTAAGGGATGCTTTGGCCCGTTCGGCTGGGCCTTTCGCTTTTTTAACCACCCCTTCCATTCTCGCGCAGAAAGACGCCTTGCGTCCAGCGTCTGCCTTAGTTTTCGGGTTTGGTGCTGGTGGTTTTAGATTCGCGTTGTTTTTGGCGTTATACGCCGCTCGGCCCTTGGCCGTCATGCCCGCCCCCTGCTCTGTGGGGCGGTAGTTGCGATCCTTGCCGGTCGTGGTGCGGGCAATCGGCTTGTCGTGACCTTTAGGCATCGATTTCCTCCACGACAGCGCAGATGTCGCCTTCTTGAATGATCTGATAGTCCTGGCCATCCAAGTTATGCACAGGCCAGTCCAGATAGGTTCCGTTGCCGTACTTGATGAAGTCGCCCACCTTGACTTCGTAGACATCAGGCCCGACGGCCACAATCGTTCCCTCGTTCATTTTCTCGCTATTGATCGTGAAAATGATGTCCGACAGTTTGCGGACACGGGGCTGAACCACTACGCGGTCACGCAGCGGCTGGATGGGACACGTCATTTTTGGGCTTCCTTCCAGGCTTTTTACGCTCGACTAACTGTTCTGGCTCAAGAACGGGCACGGCCATTACAACAGACAGTTGATGCTCACCGCACCAGTCCATCTCATGTTTATTCTGGTGTTCAGGGTAACGTCGACATACTCCCATGACTTGCGCCTGGGTAAAAAACCGACAGGTCTTGCAACGCATGTCGTTCATCGAATCGGTTTCCCCGCCTCAACTGCGGCGTTCAAGCCCGCGGCCATGGCTTCAGCGATGCGGCGCATCTTGGCTTCGTGCATCCGCTTCATACGATGTTCAGCGGGCGATGCCACGCGTTCCTTCGTAGATGGCGCGGCTGACTTGGCCGGTGCGGTAGGCATTTTCGAGTGCATCAGACAATCCTTTCCGTACTTGATTATGGTCTAGTTTTGGCAATTTGTCAAGACTGCTTACAGTCGCCTTTTTAGGGCCGCGGCTGTTGTCAATGACCATCATTTCAAATCGGTGGTCGTCTCCGTATTTTTCTTGTAGGCGCTGCATCACGTCACGCGCACCCGCGTGAGTTCTAAAATGTTCATCAAGCGGCACCGTTCTACCTGTGCCGAGTTCCGCTTCCATACGGCTGGCCCGCTTTAAAGCCCCGTTTTCCAAGGCTTCTACCGGGTCGCGGTAGGTGTAGACAATACCGACCTTGCGGCCAGCGGTCAGGGCTTGCTGAACCTTTTTGTCCGCGGAATCAAACGTGTTCATGTTCGTGTCATACACGATTTCCGCGTTTTTCACGTCAGGATTCACGTTTTGAATGACTTGAAGGCCAGTCGTCTTGCCAGCCCCAGTCCCGCCCGCAGTGAACAACACCAGGTTGTCACGGCCTGGCGGGGTAGGGTTAGACAGTTTTTCCGCGTACATTTGTTTGACAAACGCGGATGACGGCTCATGCACTTCAGCCGACCTGGTGCGGTCAGCGCGGTACTCTGGCGACATTTCGCGGGCGTCATCCGTGTTCAGAATGCGCCCCCCATCAGTTGTGGGCAGAGATGCATACTCTTGCGTCAGACCGCCGTAGTCGTTAGCCAAGCGGTCAAAGTATGCCGATTCAATCGGGTTGGCCGATTGCGACAGTTGGGGCGGCTGCGGCACCAGCGACGCCAGAGTGCCCTGGACGGTCGCAGCCTTCGGCTGCTGCTGCTGCCCCGCCGCTGCCAGGTCTGACAGCGGGATAGCCATTTACTTCTGGTAAGAAGAACGCCCGTGGGTATAGCACACACCCTTCGAACGTCCACCGTTGTACTGGTGGTTGCTGCCCATGCCGTCAGCCTTGCCCATGGCAACACCGTTGACCAGCTTGCCGTGACGCTCACCACTGGAATCGCTGGCAGGTGCACCGGCTGGGGCTTTACCGCCCGATCCGTAGCCCTTGGGGGTCATTTCGGCGTTGTCTTTCATGGTGCTTTCCTTTCAGTTTAGGAATTTCAGGCGGTACAGGGTCGAATCAATCAACTGACTGATTTCGTCAATGATATTCTGAATTTCAGATTCTTGGGGCAAATCGCCGCGGGCTTCGTCCACAAATTGTTGCATCGACGACAGATATTTGATCGGATCGGATGCCGTGTGGAATTCTTCAGGATACTTTTTGATCTGCTTATACCGGCCTTGGTATGCCTCGGCAAAGTCATCCGTTAAGTCTACGATCTTTTCGTAGTAATGCCCCAGGGCTTTATGCACCGAATAAGAATCGGTGGACAGATGCATAAAATGCGTCACCGTGCTGCTATGCAGCATTGTCGCAATGAATTCGGCGGCATCTTCGTTCATGGCCTGATGATAGAACAAAAAACGGGGGGCGCAAAGCCCCCCATAAAGGCAACTACAGGCTCAAAAGCCGTGCTCATTCTGTCTCAGATGGTAATGGCACGTCAACTGGCCATCGCGCTGTTTTGACTAGCAGCTCAACCGTCTTGCGGTGGGCCAACCACCAGGCTTGCTGGCGCTCTTGTTTTGACCATTTGGTGCCTTGGTCAATGTCGTGATGGCAGTACATACACAGCGCCGCCACCAGGTTGTCGTCAGCCTTGATTGCCCGTCCTTTGCCACCACCCCAATTGGTGTGTGCGGCCTGGACAAATGACCCCGATCCGCACAACTGGCAGTCTAGTTTAGCCACCAGGCGCAGCAGTTTTTTGCTTCTGACGTATTTTTTTTTCGGAAATGATCGTTTCCAAGGTGCTGAATCGGTGTTCGTTGGCGCACTCATAACGACGGCGTTTTTGGTTGGCAGGCGTTTTTCTGGTTTCTTTAATTAACGTCCACGTTCCACAAATCGGGCATTTCATTCATGCGACCTTACCACCATACGCTCAGTCGCTTGACGGCTGCGCCAGATTTCTATGTCCATCCGTGCGGCTTCTAACTCCCACCGCAACGTTTCTTCCCGTTCAATCGCCGTGGCCAGCCCTTTTAACAGTTGAACGTACTCGGGGTCGGCTAGGGCTTCGCGTTCCTGCGCGTTGGCCGCTTCGATCCCCATGTGTAGGCTGTCCTTCATCAGCATGGCTTTTTTGCTGCGCCTGAATTCCTCGAGATAGACTCGTTGGGCCTTCGCCTCGCCGTAGGCCGATGCCTTGTCGCGTATATCCTGCGCTGCGTCTTCTGGTTGCCTCATTTCAACACCCCCAACATTCTTAAAGCGGCATCAGGCCCATCCACGATGGCCACAGGCCCACCGCGCCAGGCTCCATGCCAAGTCAATTGCTGGTCAGTCAGCCGTCTTTCCGATGGCGGTCTGCGACCGTCCTTAACTTCCATAAGCAACGTCTTGCCTTGGAATCCAACCAGCAAATCAGGTACACCCTGACCAACAGCAGCCAAAGACTGGACAGTAGCGCCAGCCGCCCGTAGCGCCTCAACAACTTGTGTTTGGTTTGCATCAATCTTTGCCGCCCGTCGCATTGCGTTCCTTGTTCATGTCAGCGATCAAGGTAGCTAGACCAGCCTGGCCACGCGCCTTGCGTATTTGTTCCTTGGTCTGATCCCACCACAGTTGGGCAAACCTGCTGCCCCGCTGTTTGCGGTGTTCCATGTACCGCCTGATCCAGTCCCTGGCTTCGCACTCCCGCCGCCAGGCTTCTGTCCATGTCTCGCCATCCAGCAAGGTCGCCTGTTGCAATAAGGGCGGCGGTGATTTGTTCGTACTCAAACGTTTCGCCCTCTTGTAGTCTGTTCAGCAGCCGGTGGCCTTCGTCGCGGGTCATTTTGGCATCCTCATCTGTTCAGTTAATTCACGCAGCTTGGCCAACGCCTTTACCTTGGCTTCCGCGGTGGCAATCTGCTCATGCAGCGTCGGCTGTTTAGTGATAATCGTGTGCGGCTTTTCCGCAATCCGCGGGCCGTCGTTCAGCAACTTGGCAAACGCTAGAGCCGACGGGGGCCGGTCAGGGTTCATGTACTGCAAGGCGTAATCCATCTTTGGGCGGTACGTTAGGCCGCGCCCACAGGCTTCCTTCCAGGTCTGCCGCACAATTTCAGGATCAACGTTGCGCCAGTTGTTTTCAAACGCGGCGCCGTAAATAGCGTTCATCTTGGTGAACACATAGTCGAAACCCGTGTCGGCATCACAGAAGTCGTCGGGATTCCACATTCGGGATTTCCTCCGTGGTTTCTGGCTTCGACCAAAACGGCTTTGGCTTTGGAATTGACAGGCCGCGGGTCAGTTCGGCCATCTGGTTGCGTCGCTCCTCCACCGCGGTTTTTTTCAAGGCTTGCTGGCGGCGCACCCAGTTGCGCCAGGTGGCCGTCCAATCG